ATTGTTTGCTCTGGATGGCAAACCTACTAACATCACCACAAATGATGTGCAGCGTCGTAACCGCATTGCTAAACTCCTGTCTGACTGGGGACTGGTAGAGATCACTCGTGCTGAGGAAGCAGAAGATCTTGCACCACTTAATCAGATCAAAGTGTTGTCATTCAAAGACAAAGGGGAGTGGACTCTAGAGTCTAAGTATAATATCGGCAAGAAGAAAACACCCGCTGAGGTATAAATAGCTGAGCCTTGCTACTCTACAATGTCGGAAGACAAACCCAAAGTTGTAGAGAAGGAAGACCATGATGAAGATAAAAGTGAAGTCCTTGGTAATTTGGTGAAAGTTGTTGTCCTTATATGGTCTGCTTCTCTGCTCACATTCTCCTACGTTAGACTTCCTAACGGACAGAAAATCTTAGATTTCGATCCAACCTTCATTGCATCGGTCTTTTCTGGCTCGTTAGCTGCCTTCGGTTTGAGTCCCGCGAAAAATGGTAGTGCTCCAAAGAAAGCCCCGCCAATCGGAAGAAAGGAGGAGGAAAATGCAAAAGTTAATTAACGTTGTTGCTCTGCTCTCTGGTCTGACTTCTCTTAGTCTGATCGGGGGCAGTGCTTATGTTCTCATGAATCAAGAAGCATGGAGAGCACAAGCACAACTAGAGCTCAGGAATCTAGTTGTCCAAGGTATGCAAGACGCATTGCCTGGACTCCTGGACTCTGCTATGCCTGAGGTCGAAGTGCCTGAGGTAACTGGTCCTGCTCTACCTATGCCATGAAACTACCCTGGAAGTCCGATCCCGTTGTAACACCACCTACCCCCGAGGAAAAACCCATGGAAGCACCTAAGAAGACACGATCTTATAAAGGAGTTGCCATCGCCTTGGGTGGTCTGTTTGCTGCATCGCACATCGGACTTCTGGGTTATGTGCTTAGACCTGAGACACCTGTCCAAGAGCCACCAACAATCAATATCCCTCGTGGTCCTTACTCTTCTTACAAGATCGAAGCAGGTAAGGATGGATATACAATCGAATATAGAGCAAACGATCCTAAAGTCTTGGAGTCTGAGTCGTCTCTCGACCTGGACAAGTATAAGAAAGGACTCTTTGGCGGAGGATCTGAGCAGCGAAGAGAATATCGTCGTAACCAATACACCATGGACGGTGTTAGAAACATGGGAGGTGCAATAGGTGAAGTGGGAAAGACAGGAGGTGTGAGCGCCGAGTGTATCGCGGCGGACGCTGGAGCACGGTCACAAGGTGCGATGGCAGGGACTAGCATTGCTGCTGGTGTCGCTGTCCCTGCTGTTGCTAGCATCCCTTACATCGGATGGTTGGCAGGTGGTTGGGCACTGCTGTTAGGTCAGAAGATTGGATCTGAAGCAGGGTCTATGGTAAATAGTGCTATTAGTGATGATTGCTGAATTGAAGAATCCCCTAACAGGGAAATATTATGAATTAAAAAATCTAGTCTTGGGTGAGAGGTTTCCTTGGTATGCCTCTAACAATGGATTGGATTCATTCAACTACTACTCTCATGTATTCTTAGAGAGACCAGATCATATACCTGTGGTTAAACGGTATCCTGTGGTCTCTTCACCATACATAGATCTCCTAGACGATGTGTTGGAGGAGATCTTTTTGCATAACTCCATCTCTCCGTCTTGCATCTATCGCATGAATGCAAACGCGACAGATCCTGGATACAAACAATCTACTTGGCATAAAGATCATGAGTTTCCACACCACAACTTACTGATATATCTTACCGATGCTGGTGGTATAACTAAGGTTGAGGATAAACAATATGATCCTAAGGAAGATGACATCATTACCTTTCAAGGTGAGCACTGTCACATGTTGCCTAAAGAGAAACGTCGTGTCGTATTGGTAGTGACCTATGCCTGAGATTCCTGAAATTGGTATTGGATCAGCAGAGATCCGTGACATTGCTATTCCAGACTGGGCATGGGATCCACCAGTCACAAACGTCCCCTACAGTCCTGTAACTATTGATGTGGGTGTACCTATTGTGGACATCCCTGGATGTGTAGAGGCACACGAATCAAACAATAAGTCTAACGTTGTGGGTGATGATGATCCTAAGGGTCTTGTCACCTATTGTGATGGCAATATGCCATCCTTTCAGGCACCAGACTACGAGCCTAATCAGATGACCTTCACAGGTCCTCCTACGGTCGCTCCCAAGTTGAAACAACCAGAGGTCACTACGCCTGAAGTCCCTAAGACTCCAGAAGTTAAACCACCAGTAAATACTATTAAGTGTCCCACAGCAGAGCAACTGGCAAAGGAGCCAGTGGGATTTATCTTTGACAGTGGTAGAAAGGAAGTTACTGGTTACAAACTGGTGGGCACTCAGTGTATCCGTGAGGTCCGTGATGTGCCTATCGTTGAGCAAGCAATCAATGGAATACCCCCAGCAGGCATCGTAATGACCACTGGGGGTATTGCTGTAGTTGCTGCCACGTCTGCGTTACTGGCCAAACCTTTTGCAGACATCCTCTTGAAGATCATCAAACCTACAGTGAAGAAGGTTGTGAAGAAGATTGCTGCTATCAGGGGGAAGAAGACTCCCGTCCTGTCGATAAAGGAGCGCCGAGATCTTCAGCGCGAGAGGACTGAGGCGATTCGGAAGTTGAAGTCTGTTTTGAAGCCGAAGGGATAGAGTGGACATGTGGTGCGATTGCATTTTTATTCATGACCACCACATCTGCACAGATAGCAGCATACTTTGTCCCAGGCTTAAACTGGATACCTTGCTGTAAAAGCTGACCACAATTTTTGAGTCTCGCGATCTCAAAATCCAACCGCTTATTGGCAGTTAGTTGTTGTTGCAAACCAATCTGAGTAGCAACTGCTTCCTTACATTGCTCCTGCAACTTCTTATCCAAGGGACGAGACCATGTTGCAGAGAAACCAATGCCTAGGTTGTAACTATCTTTCTGTCCTGTCCTAGTATTTTTGAAGAAGAGCACGTCTCCTGGATTATCAATACGTCCATCGTCATCGGTGTCAGCGACATCGTATACAGGATCCAGATAGTAAGGCTCATATGGTTTCTGAGCACTCACACTCCCTGTTACATAGGGAGTGAAATTCATTGTTGGACCCTGACAGGAAATGCCTCCCCCGTATTGGTTCGTAATATAAGGACCTTGGAGGACTTGGATGGCTTGGTTGGTAACTGAGCCAGAGCTATTAGCAACAGGGCTAGCAGTAGCGGATACACCGCCAATAGTTTCAGACAATGCCTGACCAGGGGTAAGGAAGGACGACGCACTTAAAATTACTGCTGGAAGATACTTGTAGTGTCCGTTACGCTTGTTATTTCTGTCGTTCTTTGGATAATCGTTTGTTGACTTAAACCAGGACCTTGATACGTTTCCGTGAATTGAAACGCTGCCCCTGGTGTTGTCTGTGTGAATGTTGGTCTGCTGTTGACGCCTGTCCATGATGATGTCACTCCATCAATAGTTACATTGTTATTTCCAGTGCCAGGAGAAAGATTACCTGAAGCACTGATTCCACTTCCAGTTACTGAATACTGATATCCAGTGTTGTAGTCCATCGAATTGATGGTCTCAGTTATCTTTTGTGTTGTTTCTGTGTGGCTAGTAAGGGAGCCCTGGGTGAAGTTTGGCACCACGGGCACGGCTTGTGCCGCCCCGTGGAATGCACCAAGGATCAAACCAAGACCAATTGCCTCTTTAAGTCGATCCATGATAAACCTCAGTCGATAACGGTGATCTCCGAAACGTATTGACCCGTAGCAGTAGTGCCTGCGCCACCAGCCGTGACGGTCAATACACCTGCACTGGTTACAGTACCAGCAAGGTCGCCAGCACTTCCAGCTGAGTAGGAAAGGACTGACCCGTAGTTGGGGACAGCACCAGTAGAGGGGGCACTGGTTGGGATAGCATCAGCCTGTGTATAAGATTGACTGAAACTAAATGCTGCACCAGCAGTGTCCTGTGTAGCAGTAATAGTGCCAGGGTTATATACACCAGAGGTGATAGTGCCAGCGGATACAGCACCAGCGGTTGACCCGTCAGTAGTATCTATATTTGATCCTGAGATACTGAAGGAAGAACCAATTCTGGTTGCCTGGGTCCGAGCAGCATCCACAGTCAGTTGCACACTGGCAGCGTGCTTAGTAACAAGTCCGCCAGCATTTGCTGCACTTGCGGTCATCAGTAACATTGCGAGAGGTAAGAGTTTTTTCATGCCATCTCATAGATTTGGATCCAGAGCTATTTAGCAAAAACATATGTTCATGAAATGTGACTGCGGAAAACCGAACCTGTATTTTTTAAGGTTTGTTTCTATATAATATGGTTGCCTTCGGGGACCACACAATCTAATCTCGCTTTATAAGGAGAAGTAAAATGACTGGACTGCGTAAGTTTGGCAGCAAAGATCTTGGTGCGATCGTAGATGCTGCAGAAAGATATAGTGTCGGACTAGACGACATTTTTTACCGACTGCATTCCTATGGAATGGGATCAGTTAACGAAGCGTATCCCCCTTACAACCTCGTGAAAGAATCTGAGGTCAAGTGGAGGATCGAAATGGCACTTGCTGGCTGGGACAAGGACGAAATTGAGGTCTCTACGGAAACAAACGTCCTCCTAGTCAGGTCTAAGGCAGCGAAGGCAAAGGGAGAGGAAGAGTATCTGCACCGTGGGGTGTCTACTCGCACCTTCGCTAGAGGTTTCAACCTGTCGGATGATGTCGAATTGGGCACAGTCCGCTTTACAAATGGACTACTGGTGATAGAATTACGGAAGATCATTCCTGACCACCAGAAACTGAAAGTCTATGATATTTCTGATGAAACTCCTCCGAGTGATGACCCACCCAGTGAGTCTGTTTAATGGTCTGCTGGTTGGATTCTTGATCGTCATAGGGTTGGCACACAACCATGCTCATTACACTATGGAAGTTGATGCTGACTCTTATGTCAGAGCATTCTGTAAAAAGAATCCTGACACCTGTCAAAGTTACCTTGACGATTATTGATATATAGTATGCAACTGAAGAGACCACCCTCACGGGGGTCTCTTTTTGTTTGGAGAATCTTATGAATCATTATGTAAATCTATGCCCTGCATACTCTGAGAAGACTGAAACTCTTACCGTAGATCTCCCTCCCGAGCATATGGATGAGTTTATGCAGATGGTGCATATCCTTGCGGATACTAGAAACCAATCTGCCCGCCGTGCCTTTGTGGACATGGTAAAATACACATACAATAACCTGATGGAGAAGACCTATGATAAAAATCGCAAGAATGCAAAGCGGCGAGGACGTAATCGCTGACGTAAAGGAGATTCGTGAGAGTCCTGATTCTAAACAGGCACTGGGATATGAGTTTGCTGATGCATTTACTGCGATGATTCAGCGTCCTACGGACAGCATGTTCCTGACTGAAGAGACACAGGAAGATTCGCTTGAGCAACTTAAGGATATGAAGTTAGAATTCTTTCCTTGGGCACCTCTTGCCTCTGGTCGTAACATCGTTTCCCTCTTCTCTGTAGTGTCTATGTCAGACCCACATGAAAATGTGCTGGCAGGATACGAGCAGGTGCTAGAGCAGTATAAAAACCTTCAGAAACCCAAAGACAATGCTGAAATTGATTATTCTCAAACACCACCCGCAGACCTACTTATTGGGGAGTCTGACGGAGCTGGATGAGGAGCCGAGTCTCCTCCTGGAGGACTGCTATAGCGTCACTCCAGAGGGCGATTTGCAATACTACCCCCTCCATACTGATCAGCGTTTTGTTTTCTTGACAACAGACGACGTGATGACTATACTGGATCCGTCAGATACTATCGTCAAGGCATACAAAACACGGAATGAGTAATTTTTACACGAATCTCGTATTGCTGGGCGACGACATTCTCTATCGTGGATACGAGCACGGCACTCCTGTGCAGTATCGAGAGAAGTCTCGTCCAGTTATGTTTATGGTGCCTCAGGCACAGTCACGTCCGACTGATTATCGCACCCTAGACGGTCGCAAGGCATACCCCAAGCAGTTTTCTGGTGCTCGTGAGGCAAGAGACTTCATGAATCAGTATCAGGATGCTGCTGGCATGGAAGTGCATGGGTATGAGCGGTTTGTGTATCAGCATATCGGTCAGAAATTCCCTGGTGAGATCGACTATGACATGTCACAGATGAAGATCTACACGATTGACATTGAGGTGGCATGTGAAAATGGTTTCCCTGATGTGCAGGCATCTGCTGAGGAGATGCTGTGTATTACGATCAAGGATTTCAACACCAAGAAGACTATCACCTGGGGCACACGAGAGTTTGCTCCTGCCGATACTGAGTATCGTGTCTTCTGGACCGAGCAGGAGATGCTCACTGACTTCCATAAGTGGTGGACAGAGAATACTCCTGACATTGTGACTGGTTGGAATTGCAACCTGTACGACATTCCGTACATCTGTCGTCGCATTGAGCGTGTCCTTGGCGAGAAGTGGAAGAAGTCTCTGTCACCCTGGAATCGTGTGATCGATCGTGAGATCAAGATCATGGGTAGGACTAACCTCGCATACGAGTTGACAGGTATCAACATTCTTGACTACCTGGATCTGTATAAGAAGTTTACTTACACCAACCAGGAGTCCTATCGTCTTGACCATATCGCCTTCGTGGAGTTGGGTCAAAACAAATTGGATCACAGTGAGTTTGAAAACTTCAAGGACTTCTATACCTCAGACTGGCAACGCTTTGTTGAATACAACATCCAAGACGTTAATCTTGTTGACCGTTTGGAAGACAAGATGAAACTGATTGAGTTGGCAATCACTATGGCATTCGATGCTAAGGTCAACTTTGAGGATGTGTATTCGCAGGTGCGTATGTGGGACACTCTTATCTACAATGATCTCGGTAAGAGGAATGTTGTTGTCCCTCCTAAGCAGACATCGAAGAAAGATGAGAAGTATGCAGGTGCATATGTGAAAGAGCCTGTGCCTGGTCTCTATGACTGGGTGGTCTCCTTTGACCTTAACTCTCTGTATCCTCACCTGATCATGCAATACAACATCTCACCTGAGACGTTGGTTGATCGTCGCCACCCCACTGTCACAGTGGATAAGTTGTTGGACCAGGCGATAGATATTGATGGAGAGTATGCTGTGTGTGCTAACGGTGCTCAGTATCGTAAGGACATCCACGGTTTCCTCCCTGAAATCATGCAAAGGATCTACGATGAAAGGACCATTTACAAGAAACGAATGCTTGCCGCTAAGCAAGATCTTGAAAATGCCAAGACACCTGCAGAGACCATGGCACTTCAAAAGGATGTGTCCAAATTCAACAACATCCAGATGGCAAGAAAGATCCAACTCAACTCTGCCTATGGTGCCATTGGAAACCAATACTTCCGATATTACAATCTGGCGAATGCTGAGGCGATCACTCTCTCGGGTCAAGTCTCGATTCGTTGGATTGAGAATCGGATGAATGCATACCTAAACAAGATTCTTAAGACCGATGATACTGACTACGTTATTGCTTCTGATACTGATTCCATCTATCTCAATCTGGGTCCTTTTGTACACAAGGTATTCAAGGAGCGAGAGGCAAGCGATGAGAGTATTGTTAGGTTCCTTGACAAGGTGTGTGAGGTGGAATTTGAGAAGTATATACGAAATTCTTATGAAGCGTTGGCGTCCT